CAACGTTCTACCAACAACTGGTGATATTCTACTCAAGGGTAGCGCAATCAATAAGAACGGTTCACTTGGTTGGATCTACGCTAACATCTACAATACTATTCCAAACAATATTATTTCTTCTCTCGAAGTAATTGTAGATCAGGGTGTAAACATTGCTAAGTTTACTTTTGTAGATCAAAGCAGCAACCCCGTAACTATTGGTTCACTTAACATTAAGTCTTCTTCTGAGATCAGACTACAGAACATCAACTATAATGGTCTGTTAAATGGAACTTGGAAGGTTGTTTCTACACCTTCTTACCCATATGATCCACAGGATAACGTAGTATACTTCCAGATCAATCCAAGAACTGGTACTCCAATCGGTGCATTTGATGTCAACTGGAATGCTGATATCATCAACGGACCAGTTAATGCTTCTCCAAATGCTATTGTCTCCTTCTCTATTGCTAACTGGAAAGAAACCTCAATTATTGGTGCTGAGGCACTAAGAACTGAGACTGAGATCTATGGTGATTACAAACTTGGTATTAACACGATTGCAAGAGCTTCACATCTTGCTTACCTAGATGGATTCGTTGAACCAGTTAACACAGATCCTCGTGCAAACCTAGATGTAATCGGTAACGCATACATCAGCGGTCGCTCGATGACTGACTGGTTGGCAGAAGATGACTACAACAACCGTGAGAGAAACAGAATCTCTGATGCTCTAGTTGTTGGTTGGAATGATGAAGTATCACCAAACAGCAATGATATCGATGCTGTTACTGCTGCTTTCCGTGTTTCCACTGAGACTTCAGCAATCACTGAATCTGGTAGAGGAAATAACGAGAATAAGGTTGGTATTAACGTTAATAACAGCGAACTCGATAGAGCACTGGTTGTCAAGGGTGATGCTAGATTCACTGAAGATGTACGCTTCGAGCGTGACATCGAGATCCATGGTGATGGTATTCTAACTGAGGTAAGAACTGATACCACAACTGGTACATTCAACCTCATTACCGATACCAACTTCACTGGTACTCTGAATATTGCTAACTCTGCTAGCGTACTTAACTTTGTTAATACTGCTACCACGATCGAGATTGGCAATGATGCTACAGCAAATTCATTCTACCTTGGCAATGATGTAGCAGGAGATCAGTTCGTCTACTTCGGTAATACTTCAGATCATAGCAACTTCTTCATCGGTAACACACCTGATAGTGCTACTGTTGCTGCTGATGGTTCTGTAGCAACTCCTGGATTCGGTATCAGCAAGACAGTAATTGGTGGTGCTTTCGGTAACACCAACCAAGATCTCTCCTATGTAAGAATCTCAGCACAGAATCTACGTGTTGATGGTGATCAGTGGTTAGGATTCCGCCGTCAGGGTGGCACTGCTAGCCTCAGATCTCAGGCATCCTTCATCAACTTCTTCTCCAACTCTGGTGGTCCTTCGACTATTAACTTCGGTCTCAATGCTTCTGAAATTAATATCGCAGGTCAGGGTGGTACAACCACAATCAACAACTCACTACATGTTGTTGCTTCTGCTAAGTTTGATGGCAACATCTTACTCTGTGGTGGTCTTGCTGCCTTCTCCTTCACTGGAAACAGAGCACAGATGGGATCAACCATCTCTACCCATCAAGATGGTGTAGAACCAGATGGTTCATTTACTAAGAACGTTGATATCCTTAACGTTCTAGTTCTAGATCCAACTGATGATGGTTATAACCAAGTTGATACTGCTGGTTCTGGACAGTGGGGTGGTTCTGCATATCAGCAGACAATTACTAATATTGGTGGCACACCTGAAGTTGAACCTCAGGAACTACCAACTCTAACTAGTGACGAATACTATCTACCAATTAAAAATTCACCTAACCTCAATAATGGTGATCCATATCTAGTAACAGGTGATTACATTATCATCAACAGTGCTATTGGATCTGGTACTCACCCAGAATTTTTACAGATTCTTGAAGTTGTAAGAGCTAATGTTGGTCCTTACTATCTAAGAGTTAAGCGTCAACCATTTGGTGCTTTTGGTGGTGTTCTAACCACACACGCTGATACAAATGCTATTTTCAAAGTTAACGTACAGTTTGATGCTACTTGGTTGGAGCAAAGTGTTGATGGTCTTGGAGCACAAGATAGTTTCTACCTTGCTGAGTTTGGTGGCAACCTAACAAATAATGATTATGTAATTCTAAGTAGAAATGATGCTACTGGAACTCCAGAATATGTGAAAGTTGTTGCTCCTCTATCTGAAGAAGTTCAGAAGTTTAGAATCAACAACGGTCAAGATTGTGATGATGAAGCGGGTGATGTATTTGTTGTTAACTCTGTAACTGGTGACACTATCATCAAGGGTGGTACAACAATTAATAACACACTCACCATCTCTGGTGGATGTGGAACAATCAGTAACATCGCATTTGAAGCTGCTGGAACCGTCAATACTAAGGTATTGAGTAATGTTTCTGTTGTTACCCCAGACAAGACAATTAATGATATTCAAATTGGAGATGTAATTGAAGTTATCACCAATGAAGCTTCACTACAACCTCTATTTGATACGAGAATTGTTTCTATTGATTCGGTAAACAATAGAATCTTCCTTGACAAACCAATGGCAGGTGGTGGTGCTGCAACAGTAACATTTGCAGCACGTAGAAATGAGAAACTTCTTCTAACAAATGGAGAGAGTGTTCCTACCTTCGAAGTCGATACTTGCACTGGAACCACTCATATTGGATCGCATTATGGAAGAATTGAGATTGAATTTGGTGAGACTGGTGGATACGCAAATAATATCGCAGATACCGATGATATCGTAACTGCATTTAATAATGGTGAGATTGAATACGCATATAGCTTCTACTATGATCCTCAGATGATGTCTGATGGTGGTCCTTCTACAACGATTAGGGCAACTGTCGCTGGTTCTTCCACTCAGATTCAGATTCCAGTTCAATCTCTGGGTGTTGGAACTGGTGCATTTGCAATCGGTGATTATGTCTTCGTTGGAGATCCCACCGCTGCTTCTACTGGAATCGGAACGTTCCAAATCGGATACATCAATGATATTGTTGATAATGATCCAGCAAACCCAACTATTGTTATTCAGTCTGCTGGTGATGGTTTGATTACTAACGAACCATTTACTCCTGGAGACGATGTATTTACTGTTGGTAATGTTGTCAGACGAGTAATCAAGCACAAAGAGTTTGCTAGAATCATTGACGTTGAGACAAGAACTAGAACAATTCAAGGATCTCAATCTACATATTGCTCGATTATCCTAGATAAGGGTTATATCGTTCAGCAAAAACTAGATTATCTCGGATGGGTTGTTCTAGTCAACTCGGAGCATGAAGCACAGACGTTTGCTGCTGTTGCGGGAAGACTCAAAGGTGTAGTCCACACTGCCGTCATGGACGAGCAGAGAAAGGATGGTGCTATTGAGTTTAGAAGTGGAACTCTAAATATCGCTTCTAGCATTCACATGACTGGTGGAAGTCTTGAGATCTACGATTCTGTCAATCAAACGAGACTATTTGGTTTCGTTAATGATGACGGTCACGCAGATCACCAGGGTCTACTATTCTGGGATGCTGGTGTTGTTGCTCGTGGTGACTTCTATCTCTTTAGTTCTTCTGATCCAGAAAACATTATTCAGAATCCAGATAGCAATACTCCATCGTTCTTTGTTGATAACCTAGGTAATGTTGGTGCTGAAACTACACTTACGATTACTGGTAATGCACAAGTAACACCATCTACTACTGTAGAGCAGTTCTCTATTCAGAATCTAGGACCTAATGGAACTAAGAAGTTTGCAGTCAAGCAAGACAACTCAATCGACTCGTTCGGTTACACTAACTTCTTCACTTCGAGCGGTGGTTCTCATACCAGATACATTTCTAGTGCATCTGCTGAAGAGGATCTAACTCTACAACCTAACATCGTTTATATGGTAAATACTACAGCACAGTCAACGCTTGTAGTTACTCTACCAACTTCACCACAAACTGGCGATGTTGTTAGACTGATTGATGTCAGTGGTAACCTAAGTTACAACACTTCGCTTGTTGTAAGAACCGCTGAGTCTTCTGGAACTAAGATTCAAGGAGACAACACTGGAACATTGTTGGGTGGTAGATTAACTCCATATCCTTCTGGAGAACTAGTGATTCAAACTCCTAACGCTGCATTCAGTCTTGTATATCTTGGATCTACTGATAGCAATGGTCAAGTCGGAATTCCTTCCGCAGTTCAAGGCTGGTGGTTAATGGAGGTCTAATAAATGGCAAGTTACAATAGAATCAGGGCATCAAAACAGTCCCCTATCGGGACTATCATGCCCTGGGGAGGTTCATCTAGTAATTCAAAACTAGATGAGGATGCTATTCCAACTGGTTGGATAGTGTGTAGGGGACAAACTCTTCTAGCAAGAGATTATCCCTTACTTGCTCAACTTTTAGGAAATACTTATGGTCCTTTTCAGGAACCTGGGGGACCAGCTGTTGGTATTCAAAACACGTATCCAAATTATGATGAAAATGATCTATTTACTTTGCCTAATCTAAACAATACTGGCATGGTAGATCTTGAAGGATCTAGATTAGATCCAGAAGATCAGTTAGTTGTCGGTCAATATGTTACAGAAAATGGTGCTGATGCTTCTCCCCCAAACATTGCTCTTTCTTATATTGATGTAAACTTTTCAATTGAATCAGATTCTAATCTGAGTGGTAAGATCACAGGTATTACTATTGAAGATCCTGCATATTTTGCTACTGGTAGAATTATTCCTAGAAAATTAGGTATTGACCATACCCCAGGTCACAGTCACCCACAACCAGAAGACGCAGATCAGAAATATCCATCTGCTGTTCTTGGTGGTGGTTACGTGGGACTATTTGAAGCTGGCAACTATGATGTTCAGGATTCTGAGTATACTACTGTTAGTGCTGAACCAATCAATCCATCAGAAGATAGTGCTGATAGATTTAATCCTGGCACAGCACTTGTAACTTGGTATGATGAAGCATCTTTCACCCTGCCAACTATGAACCAGTTCAGGGATTTTACTGCGGCACCTGCTAATGTTCCTGCTATCCCTGGAACATCTAGATCAGTTAGTGGTTATGGAAATACTGTTGATTATGAAGATCCAAACACGTGTATTATTAATGTTCAAGCACCCGCTGTTTCATCACCATTTCCCCCATCTGGATTGTATCAAGGACTAAAAAACTTTTATAGTGGTGGAGCAGTTGCGCCATCTAGAGGTGGATCGACCTTAAAACCATATCCAACCACACTGAACCACAATGCTGATGCGTGGAACTCAGAGTCTCTTGCTTCTCACAATCACTTCACGATTGACCTTGCTATGACGAAGGGACAAATGAGAATTCCTGGCACAATCCTCATAAATAATATGACGACAGGAACTATCGCTCCAGTCAGTGTTGATAAGGCGTTAAGTGTTCAAATCAATGCAAATACACCTTCAGTTACAACTCTGATTATAATGAGGGCATACTAAATGGCAGTATTTTATAACAGAGAAAAATCTAAGATTGGAACAACTACTGGATCAATTATTAATTGGTCTAGGCAATTAACATCAAATGATCCAGAGGATACTCAGACAAGAGATCAACTGCCAGCTGGATATTTGAGATGTGATGGATCTATTTACGCTGCCGAGGTGTTTCCTGCATTAGCAGAAGTTTTGGGAACAGGACAGCAATCTAGATTTAGAAAACCAACTCAAACTCTGTTAGATAACCAATTTCAATTGCCAGATTTTGGATCCAAAAAGATTCGTGCGTCTAGTGGCGCAAACTTAGGAGATTATGTTGATCTCTATATCCAAGATGACAATGACAATACCATTACAAAATCTGGTGTTGGATTAGAAGTTCAAAGTAATATTGGAACACAATACGAGATTCTTTATCAAGGATCATTCTTCTTGCCATCTCAAACCATTCCTATCACAGGTGAGCCAGGATTTACTAGATCAACTGGTAACTATACAGAGATAACGGATGTCTTGCAAAATGCATTCATCCCACACGCACACTTCCACGATGGCAACAGAACTAGAGTTGCATCATCAACTGGAAATGAGTATGCAGCATTTGGTAGAAACTCATATATTAAAAAATCTACATTGTGTGCAGTTGATTGGGCAAATAATACTAGACAAGATCTTTGCTACTACAATGCTACCAGAATTAGATTATCATCTGTTGTGCAGCAAGAGTCTAACGCTGCTGGATGCCAAAGAACATACTATGCTGGATGTTTCAGTGGTTGTGAATTTACATCATCATATGAGTGTTTGATTCCCGATGGATATACTTGTGGATTCCCAATTTGGTCTGGTAGTGGTGGTGGATGTCCTGGTGCTGGTTCACAAGAAAATGCAACTTGTGGAAACATTCAGTATCAGGGAACTGTTGCTGTAAAATGTCAATCTGTTGGATTCCCTGGTTGTGCTATTGGTGGATTCATTGCACAACCAAGAACTGGTCCAGTTACATTGCCATCAAACTATAGTGATTCTAACTTGCCATTTGATTCATTTAAAGATTCTGATCAGGATGCGTATGCTGCTATTAATAACGTAACAAACCAAGTTGTGGCAACTGGTAATGACGGATCACATAGACACTTTGTTAATTTTAGTGCTGACCCACATACATATCAAGTGAACACAAGTCCAAGTTTTATTCCTTCATCAAACTTAGTTTCTACTATTAGTATTAATGTCAATGAAGAGAATAAAGCAGATCAATTTATTCAGCCATATATCGTTCAAGAGTTTCTTATTAAATACTAATGACAGTCTCGTATAGAAATCGATTTACATCGTATAAACAAGAAACTGACGGACAGTATGCACCTGTCGGTTCAATTGTTTCTGTCTTAGTAGATTCCTTTTCAAATAATACTCAATCTGCTGAATATGGGTATAAAAATTATCTCTATTGTGATGGTAGAGAATTAAATATTAGAGATTATCCATTTTTATATCGTTCGGTTGGAAACACATATGGCGGATCCACTACTGTAGAAAAAACTCAACCAACACAATCTGGTGGTGTAACTAAACTATATTGGATTAACGGTAAAGCATTCTTTAACTTACTACAAGATGGATCTGTTACTGGTGGTTTGAAACTACCATATCCATATGGTGTAAATTTTAGAATTTCGGATGATGGAAATGGTAGAGGTGGATTGGATGCCACAAATTTCCCATATGATACATTCTTCTCTACTCAAGCTCCAACAGAAAATGTTTCTGCATATCTTCCTGGTGATGGAACGGAGTATGCATACGAACTTATATTTCCAGACAGTGTAACACCAACTCCTGGTGCAACCGTTGTTTTTACTAGTGGAACTCATCCAAACATTTCATTTAGAAAAAACTTTAGTGAATCTGATTATCCATTCCAAGTAGGAACTTTTAGACTACCTGACTACAGAGATAAAGTTATCGTTGGTTACGGTGCTGTAGATGGTGAAGGGTCTCCAACTGTTGAGAATGCACTTATCAACAACGTTGGACAAACTGGAGGTAGATGGTATATCTCTCAAAATAATTTGATTGATGGTGGAGTGTTCTTCACGGTTGGTAATGTTAGAACAACTGGATATACAAATATTTCTGCGGATATTTTCACGTATATTACTGGATCTGTTGAATATACACTGGGACCAATTGATGACTATATTTTCAGTAGACCAGTAGAGCACTTCCACTACATCCTTTCATCCGAACCAGATGAAGGACTAGAAGCTGAATTTGGATCATCTCCTTCTGATCAATATGCTGTTCTATACAACAAATCTAGATCTAACATTGCACCTTTTGAACCACAAGGATCTAGTGGATTAGCATTGGGACACTCTCATGGTTTAACTTCGGAACCATTGAATGATCCAAGAATGGCAACATATGGTAACGTTGGTGGTATTGGTGGTGAAGATCCTAACGTTCCAGCTGATATCAATTACGATGTTAATGATTCTATTTTAACTAATACTGCTTCATATAGTGGTGTATCATTGGAACTATATGGCACTGGATCTGGTGAAATTGGTGGGTTTTCTGGTCCTGCAGTTACTGATAAGGGAGACAGATATCTAGCATTTGGATATGGTAATAGTGGAACTTTTGGTTCATCTTTGCAGACAAATAGATCTGTTACCTATACAATGGATTTTACTGGATATACTCAGTTATATATTTTTGCTATTTGTGGCAATGATAGCAATGGTGGGGAGAGACCAAACAATATTGGTGAAGGACTTCAAGTTACTATTGGTGGAAACACACAACAAATTATTCCATCAGGTCAAGATTTCAATGCTCAAAATGGTATTGAAGCTGGAACAGGATTTGATGCATATGATGCTGTATATGCATATTGGACTCAGAGCTTTATAAACATTCCTGCTGCCAATCAAACAGCAGGACAAACTGTTACCATCTCACAGACATGTCAGAACGCTGGTGGTGGAAATGAATTGCAACCTGGCAATGAGGGTTCTACAAACGCACTTGATATGTTTGGTATTCAATCAATTGGATTGCGTGGTGGTATTCCAGAAGTTCCACCAGATCCAAATGGAACTTATCCTGTAACAGGATCTCCATTGGTAACGATTAGCAGTCTTACATATGATTCTGCTAATGGATATGCTATCGCTGGTAGTGGAGCTCCACATGGATTTGACTCGGGTATGATTGTTAATATCAGTGGTGCCTTGCCAGTAGAATTTAATGGTGCAGTTGAGGTTTTACCTGATCAATTGAGTAGTGTTTCATTTACATATGTTCCTTTGAATGGTGCAGTTCCATCGCCAACAACTGCTACTGGCACAATCACAGCAAGGATTGCATCTGGTAGTTTTAGTGATGTCACTACTACTCCTGCTCCAAAAGTTTATGTTATTAACAATAATACTGTTGTTGGTGGTAAGCCAGATGTCTTTGAAGTTCCTGGAACTGGCGTAATTTTCCAAGACCAATATATTACAGCACCAGACACCATTAATATGAGTCCAGTAGCTACTGGACCTGGAGAGTCTTTCTCTCAAATTACTGTAAATTTAGTTGCTCCTGGTGGCGGCGGTGCTGGTAGTTTTGGCGATGGTGGTGATGCGGGATATGCATATGCAACATTTAACTGGAAAGGGACAAATAGAACCATTTATGCTTATGGTGGAGATGGTGGAACAAGAGGAAATAATGGAGGTGCAGGTGGATCTGGTGGAACATTCCTTATTCCTACGGAACTAATTAACGATCCAGATTTCCAATATACTGCTGTTAATGGTATTGACGGTCAGACTGGTGGTGGAACTGGCACTGATACTGCTTCTACTAGTGGTGGTGGAACTGATAATGCATATGGAACTGGCGGTAATGGCAATTCAACATCATTCGTAACTCAGGAAGCGGGAACATGGGAAACGTATACTACTAGTGGAACATGGTCTGCTCCAAGTCCATCAAGTGGAGAAACTTCTAGAAACGTCCAAATTCAACTCGCTGGTGCTGGTGGCGGTGGTGGTAACCCAAATGCCAACTCTGGTTGTGGTGGTGGAGCTATTGGTGGAGTTGGTGGAGGTGGTGCATTGCTAACAGCAACACTATCTCAACAACCATCAACTCTTTCTTATACCCTTGGAACTGGCGGTAGTCCTGGTTTCAACAACAAAGATGGCAACACAGGAACTGGATCTGAAGCTGGATCATCAGCTGGTGGTGGCGGTGCATCAAATGGTGGTATTGGAGGACAAGGTGCATGGGGTAATGGTGGTACTGCTGGTGCTGGTGGTGGTTCTTCAGGTGTTTATTTCAACGGAGGAACTGCTTTCCTAGGTGCTGGCGGCGGTGGCGGCGGTGGTGGATCAGGCGGTGGTTTCAACGGTGGTGGAACTACTGATGGTTGTTATGCTGGTGGTAATAATAGATCCGCTGATACTAACTTACACGTTCAAAACTCTGCTATTGACTTCAATGGTGGTGGCAATGGAACTAGTTCTGGTTGCAGCTCTGGTGGAGGCGGAGGCGGCGGTGGTGGCGCTGGTCCTACATCAGTAGCAAGTGGTGGCGCTGCAGGTCAGGCAGGTGTCGGTCACAACGGAAACGGTGGTGGAACTGGTGGTAAGCGTGGTGACTCTACATATAGAACAAATTATTGCACTGCTACATGGTCTACTGCGAGTAATGGTGGATCACAAGGAAGTTCTGGCGGTAGCGGATATTTCAGAGTTAAAGTTGATAGAACTATTTTAAACTATGGTAATGTAGGTGGTGCAGGTGGACAGGGTGCCTCACTTAACTTTAACTTACTTGGTGAAAACATCGCCGTCAGTGCTGGTTTGCAAAGTGCAGGTTCTGGATCTACTTCTGGTGGAGATTCTGCTTCTGGTGGAGAAAATGGATATGTTCAGGTAACATACTATGGTTCTGAAGGTGGTGGAGAAATTACTGGTGAATATACAACACCTGCTGGTACTTACTACGAAGGAAATGCTGTTGGTGTTCCTGGTGGATCTCTATTTGATGGTGGAATTTGGATTAGCTCCAGTGCTGATGGTGATGTCGAAGCAGAAGAGTTGACACCAGTTAATCCTGGACTTGGAACAGGATCATCTTCTAGATTTGCTATGCCATCTGGCACTGGTGCTCCAACCTATGGTGGACTAGCAACAAAATATCTTCCATTCAATGGTCCTGGAGACAGAGAATATGTTCTTGGGGAGATTGACTTAACAAATGCAAATAGGTTAAGATTTACTATAGTTAAAGGAACCAATTTGAATGGTGGGGCTTCACCAGAAGAAGGAATTCTTGCATACTGGAGAGTAGCAGGATCCACAACAACAAATCTATTGGATACTGTTATTACAGCAAATGATGGAACAGTTGGTTGGGGTGAGTTTGATATTGTTTTGGCAGACGGTTCTAGTATTAGACAAAACAATATTGAACTAATTCTCAGACAATCTAGACCTGCTGGTAATGATGATAATACCACTGCCACGCAAGACAATTATGGTATGTCTGCCTTTACCGTATTCTATGATGAAGTAACAACTAGGGTGTTTACACCATCAGATGGTCAAACTATCTCTGACGTTGATGAAATTGTCACCAATGTTTCTGCTACACAGGCTGGAATGATTTCAACTGATGGTTTATTCGAAATGAGTTCATCAACTCCAATTTCAACAACTGCCTTAGTTTCTCCAGAAAATGATATTTCACTTGTCACTAAATATCACAGGGTAAAATATTTGATCAAAGCACTCTAGATTATATGAATGAACATGATTTTGTCTTTCCCATCGATCACATGGTGGGGGAGTTTGATGATTTTATTGGAATTTGGAATAATTTTTTTCCTAAACAATTGTGTGAACAGGCAATTTCTAAAATTGATAAGATTTTCGAAAGTTCTGCAGTTGTCAATTCTGAGACAGGAAAGAAACAGTTCAAACATGGTAAACTTGGCAGACATGACTTTGCTTGTGTTCTGAATGATTATGATGTGAAGTTGTCAAATACAGTAAATGATTATCTGAAGTGTTGTCTTACTCATTATTGTAGAGAATTCGAGCAGTTACTGAGTGTAAAACTCATGTCATATGCTGTGAAAGCACAAAAAACTCCACCTGGCGGAGGTTATCATGAATGGCACTATGAAAATGCATCTTACATGAGTGCAACTCGTGAACTTGTGTGGACGATTTATCTTAATGACATGCCAGAAGGTGAGGCTGAAACAGAGTTTTTGTATCAGAGACGTAGAATCAGACCACAAAGAGGTATGGTTTGTGTATTCCCAGCAGGCATGACTCATGTTCACAAAGGGAACACAGTTTTTACCCAAGATAAATATATCTTGACAGGATGGGCTCATAAAGTAAAATGACAGAATTTGCCTCAACACAAACGGTAGCGTTGTATGTGAATGCCACTACTAGGCAAATGCAGCGTGATGGAATCACCAAAAGCATTAGCGATCAGTATTGGGCTGATGAAATTGTTCCTATTCTCTATCCTGTTTGGGACTCTGATAGAGATAAACTAGAAAGTTTTATCTATTATAAGGACGGAACTTCTAAGATGCTTAAAAATAAGTATCAAAGAAATCAAAAGACTGGTGGATACAAATGGGTATCGTATGAGTTTAATCTCTCTGCATTCCCAGAACATGAGATCATTGGACTTTATAATCAGTTGAATGACAAGTTCACAAACTTCAGGGACATTGAAGAATATGATCTTGACAGACAACTCCAGAGCACATATGCAAAAGATAATATTGTAAACTGGAATAAACTAACCATGATTAGAAAGTTTCTTCTTATGGATAGTGATTGGACTCAAGTTGGTGATGCACAAATCACTGACGAACAAAAGGCACAGTGGGTGGCATATAGACAGAAGTTAAGAGATATTCCACAAGATTATAGTGGATTCCCTGCTGCTGAAGTTAAGTTTCCCATCACCCCATCTAAGTATGCTGATAGAGTAGGATCTGGTGATACCGCAGAATACTTAGATGATGACAAGAATCATTTCTTCCTTCTTAATCAGTCTGTATATCAGAAGTATTCAAATAGAATTCTTACTTATCTGTCTATCTCTATTGCAGTTAAGAATATTGATGATATGCCAGTGTCTAGAGTATATGACTCTGATACTGACACCAACCTGGATGCAATTCTTGATTCTATTGAAAACGGAGAGGTCTGATGGCACTAATTTCATTACAACCACATTCAATTCACGATCTTTGTGTTCGTATTGCTGCTAGTGAGAACAAATATGTTCTAGTGATTGATAATCATAGATATCACACACTCACCGACGAGCAGCAGGCAGCAGTATGTAATTACTACAAAGATCCTATTGATGAAGAGTTTGCAAACTGGATCATTCCTGAAGCAGAGATTGATGCTATTTTAGAAGCAAAAGATCTATTCTATGTGTTTGACACAGAGATTCAGGCAACTGATAATTGCTTTGATTGGTTCCCAAGACCAGAAAATTTACCAGATGAGAATCACTGGATTAAAGCGTATGTTGTCAAGCCAGATGGCACGATCCCATACATCAACGAGAGAGCAGTTCCAGCAGAGGGTTGACACTGGGTTGACTGGTGTGCTAGGGTAGCAAAGCACAAGTGAAAATTTATGAAAGTACCTACGCAACCCGAGTTGACACACTTGCAGCTACAAGCAATGTTACGCGATCACAATATTCCAGAAAGCGAAGTAAAGTATCTGGGTGAGTTTGAGTATACTATTGAGTATCAAGCACATCCACAATATCACGGTCAAATGATGCATTGGTATCGCATTGGAGGCGAGCACGAGGTGCCTGTCTGCGACATCGCATCGGTCGATCGAGTGGACGAAGAATAAACTGTCACAGGGGGGTCTCGCACCCCCTTTTTCATGCTCTATAATAATCACATCAACGCAAGAGACCACTTGACCCTGACCCTTCGCCCACACCAGCAGCGTATGCTTGACGCTCTGCAACGTGCAGATCGTGGACGCCTGACCTGCCCTACAGGCGGCGGTAAGACCCTTGTGATGATCCTTGACACCCTGCGTCGTCTTCAGCAGGCAGACCGCCCCCAGACCATTGTGGTGGTGTCTCCTCGCATCCTGTTGTCAGTTCAGCTCTATGAAGAGTTCTTTGCTGAACTGAATGGTAAGGTAGATGTTGCTGTCATGCACGTTCACAGCGGTGAAGTTGAAGGTAACAGCACCACTAAGATTCAAGAGATCCAGTGTCATGCTGCTGTGTGTGCTGCTGCTAATACTCACCAACTGATCTTCACTACTTACAACTCGCTGCGTCGCATCAATGAGGCAGGCATTGATGTTGATACCATCTATTACGATGAGGCGCACAATTCTGTTCGCCGTGACTTTTTCAAGGAAGTTGCTGCTGCTACCCTCACTGCCAAGCAAGCATACTATTTGACTGCCACTCCTAAGTATCGTGGTGGTGCTATCAGCATGAATAATACTGATGTATATGGTTCTGAACTGATTAACGTTCCTGCTCCTGAGCTTATCAACAACGGTAGCATCATTCCTCCTACCATTCTGCCTCACGTTGTTGACATCGAGCGCCACAAGTCTCTGCTTGCTGCTGAGAATGACCGTGAGGTGCTGGTTGACATCATCAACAAACTCGATGATGATGCCGCCCAAAAGATCTTGGTTGCTGCTCCTAACACTCGTGTGCTGTGGGCGTTGCTGACTGGCACTAATGTGATGCAGCAGTTTGCTGACCGTGGTTATGATGTGCTCCACATCACCAGCAAGCACGGTGCATATGTCAACAAGACTAAGGTTGGTCGTCAAGAGTTCTTCGACACTCTTGATGCATGGGGTAAAGATCCTAACCGTAAGTTTATCATGTTTCACTACAGCATCCTGTCCGAAGGCATCAACGTGCCTGGTCTCACCCATACCATTCTTCTCCGCAATCTTCCCGTGATTGAGATGGCGCAAACCATCGGTCGTGTGATCCGTCTTGACCGCCAGGATGCTGCTGACATCGCTGGTGGTAAGATCCCTGCGGGTAGTCTTCAGTTCTATCGCAAGCGCACTGGTTTTGTGACCGTGCCTGTCTTCACCAACTATGGTAAGCAGACTGAGAAGCGTTTGCAGCGTGTGGTAGACTCTATCTTTGTCAAAGGTGTTGCTGCTACGGAGTTTGCCTAATGCTATTTGAGTTCGAGAATCCATTTGTATTCTGGACTAGTGTCAAAGATCATCAAAAGATCAAAGACAAACTGGTCCCGAGGATCAAACGCGACTCAGCAAATGAGGATCTCATTCACAGACCAAATGAGTTTATGGTCTCATCATTCTATAGTCAAACATATGATTATATTACGGATGAGATGCTGAAGAATATAGTATGGGATCCTTTGGAGCAAATGCATGTAGAGAAGCAAATCATGACACCTTCAAACTATACACTGGAAGCATTTTGGTGGAATGTGTATCAGCCAGGTGGATTTGCTAAAGTTCACTCACATGCATCTGCTGATTGGTCTGGTGTGTATCTCGTTCATTTAGAAGAACCGAATCAGACGTATTTTTACTCGCACTTCGGGCACACACCCAACACTGGGTACATGAATCAACAAAAAATCCTAGATGAGGCTGTAGAGGGTGATGTTATCCTATTTCCATCATTCTTAGAGCACTCATTTCATCCTGGTGCTAAGGATCGTATCATTATTGCGTTTGATATTATATCAAACCATGGTCGTCCTAGAGTAAATATTGTAAAGAAAAGAAAACAGGACCTGCTCTGGTCCTGAATCATTAAGAATGTGTGAGGGAATCCCATTTTCTCTCACATCCAATCTAAAATACCTTAGTTCGACAGACAACCATGGATCAAGACAAGCACGACAAACGCCGCGATGCCCTGGGTCTCTTCTATGAGAGCGTATTGAAACCCGATCCAGCACTGCGCCAGTGTGCTCACAATCAGAAATGTTACCATGAGTTGATGGAATGGCGCTCACAAGTGCTAGAATATCTTGACAACCGCCGTAATGAGGAATTTAACTAATGACCATTGAAGGACGCCCCGAGATTCAACATGACTGGAAAAAAGAGTTTGAGAGACAGCGCAAAGATCGTCTCCAAGATGCTATCGATGAGTATCTCCAAGATCATGAAGTATCACCACGACGAGCGTATGAAGAGATTCTATCTTGCGTCCAAGATGTAATGGATTATCACAGAAAGAACCTTGATCGCACTACTGCGCTAAAATGTCTTCTGATGGGTCATCGTGAGATTGATTTCATGGGTGATCCCGAACTTGCCTCTAAATGGCAATATGAAAAACTGCCCGAGCGATTCTGATGAATGAAAAAGAGCGTTTGCTGATTGCATTGCAGCAAATAAATAACATCACCAATCTGATACAGGACAACCAACACAAAGAATTTCTGTATGGTAAACTGATATCGGTTGAGGTAGAATTACAAAGGCAACTCACTAACATCACATATCATGAACGAAGAAGAGTTCAAGGCAGCAGTAAAGAACCTGCTGATGCTACAAAATAATAACGATCACAACTTTCAGATTTTACAAGTTCAAATTGATGATCTTAAACGTCAGTTGAATGATCTTAATGATTTGAAAGAAATGTTCCGTCTTCCCAAACCTGAGAATAAGGATCGGAAAGCATTTGATGAAGCAGACTGATTTTGAGTTACTTCAACCAGTGTGCTATCATGGCACATGTGGTTACATCTCTTTCATTAGTGAATACTATATCAGTATTTGCTTTAGAGACATCCCACTCCCTGAAAGTGCAAACTCTCGGTGGGGTCGCCACTATGTTAATCTCGTTGTTTACCCTGAATTTTGGCATGAAATACGCTGTTGTCTGGATGAAGACCAAGAAAAAGGGTACTGCCCGCCAAGAAGCAATCTTCTACAATTTGGAAGACGCCGCCTTGTGGGAGCAGCACATTAACAAAACAGAACACGCCAAGACGGACATCATCCCGATCTTTGGTGACAGTTGACAGACTGGTCTAGGGGGTTGACACACCCCCTTTTTCATGCCATACTATCTGTATCAAAGCAATCCACTCCATGCGCTCCCTTGTTACCAAACTGAACGAGAGTTACAAGCAGCAGGCATCTTACTGGTCTGGTTCTATCTTTGAAGATGTTGTCAACTTCTCTACTGATTACAAAGGAAGATGGGGTGAAGAGCTACTGCGTGACATCATCAAAGATTACACTGACATTCCAGTGCAATGGGATGAAGACTCTAACACATCTAATGATGACGGTGTGTATGATTTGTTCTGGTTTCTTCACGAAGGTAAGAAACGTCGTGTTGAGGTGAAGACATCTGGGCGCACTGTCGCTAAGGGCAAACCTATTGGTTGGCAGCATGAGAATGTTTATTTTTCTGATGACAAGTGGGATAAACTTGTCTTCCTTGATTATGATGCTAATGATGTGATCTACATCACTGTTGTCAACTACAATCAGGTTGTGAAGGACAACATGATTGATCTTTCTCTCTTTGGTAAGAAAGGTCACCAGCGTAAGAATGAAGAAGGTAAAGCGAAGGTTGACTTTAGCATGAAGTCCATCCAGAGAGGCATTGACGCTGGTGTCACATTCATGTATGATTTTAACAACCCCCAAGACGAACTGCTCGGTCTCTTCCTCATCAACAAACTCAGCATATACTGAATGAATAATATCTACGATTTCTTCCTCCCCATTTACAACAAGCATGGCATGACTGCCATTTGTGATGGATTGTATCTTCATAAAGGTACAGTCAAGCGGTGGATGGAGAAGAAAGAAGTGCCACCGCAGTATTATTTTGATCTGTGTCGCATTGATGGTATTGATGTAGATTACTCCCATCACACTGAGAAGGAGAAAGATCAGTTTTTCACCAGCAAAGAGACAGCACAGTATTGCTATAACAAAGCGATTGAGATCATAGCACCGCTCTGCAATCTTGGTGACTATACTTTCATTGAACCATCCGCAGGTGATGGTAGTTTCTACAACATCATGCCTACGATGCAGCGCGTTGGTGTTGACATTGAGCCACGATGTGAGGGTGTGATTCAATCTGACTTTCTCAACTGGGTGCCAGAGACACAGAATAATATCTGTATTGGCAATCCTCCTTTTGGTCTGCGCGGACACCTTGCGCTCAAGTTTATCAACCACGCGGCAAAGTTCTCTGACTTTGTGTGCTTTGTGCTCCCTCAGTTGTTTGACAGCAATGGCAAGGGCAGTTGTAAAAGTCGTGTGAAAGGTATGAACCTCATTCACAGTGAGGTTGTTGACTCTGCATTCTACTATCCTGGTGGTAAGGATGTGACTGTCAACGTTGTATTTCAAGTGTGGGCTAAGAACCATAAGGTAGAGGAGGAAGAGGTTGATCTAACTAACATCATCAAACTCTACTCCCTATCTGATGGTGGTACGCCAGGTAGCACTCGTAATAAACAACATCTATATTCTTGTGATTTCTACCTGCCTTCCACCTGCTTTGGGTCGGACAGCATGACGGTCTACGATAATTTTGAAAATCTTCCGCATCGACGCGGATATGGTATTGTAGTACAGTCATGTGGTGATGAGATTAAGAGTATTATGCGCGAAACTAACTGGTCTGAGGTAGCATTTGCCTCTACAAATGGCGCATATAACCTCAGATTTGATATTATTGAGCGTCACATCTGGTCTCACTTGACTGGGACGTGCAAAGATACAAGCAAAAGACCCACGCTCATGGCATTTGTGTGACAGATGACAAACCGCACACCATCTGACCCACGGGCACCTGGATGCCCTATACTACAAAGGTAGTCAAGGGAACACCCCATGCAACTCCAGAACTCTGCCACTCAAGTCGATTTCTACCCTGTCGCTGGTGGCAAGCGTTTTGTCAAGCGTGTGATCTGGCATCCTGGTGCTGAGAGCGAGATGACTTCCTTCAGCACTGTAGTCAAGACCGATGCTCTCTATTCTATCCGTAACCTGATCGCCAACGGTGCTGAGGTGACTGATTTCAACCTCGAAGCATATACTGGTTCTGATTACTCTCCTGTCGCCTGCTGAGAGGCGTCTAGAAGCGCCTGTAATGCCCCTCTGACCCCTGTGACCTATGAAGACCGCTGAAGTCCCTCTGACTGCCCCTGAACTGAAGTTTCTGATCGACCTGATGTGGGGTGCTCCCATCGCCACTGTGCGTGAGACAGCATCGCGCCATGGTCTGTCCGATACCGAGGTTGAGGGACACTTGGTGAAGTGTCTAGGCTACCTGTACCTGGAGACCGATTGACCCTATACTACTAAGGTAGTCAAGGGAACGACCCATGCCTCTGATCTCAGACGACACTCTCGACAAGCAACTCCGCCGCACCATTCTCCAAAACATTGAGAGTTATGACATTGAAACGCTAAAGCGCATCGCTTACGAGTGCCGCTGTGAAGAGATGGGTCTGCTCCCTGACAACACTTACCTGAATTTTTGAAATGACTGACGAATTTGAAATGCTTGTGAACGAGATGGCATGTGATCCTCTCTTCATCAAAGCATGTGAAGAAAACAATCAACAGTGGGAAGAAGAAGCGGCAGCGCATCTTGAGATCACTGTAGACCAACTCCAAACCATTCTTAACAACAACTGATTACCATGATTAACGAAGTAATGCTTGACCGCTGGTTGCTCGATCAACTGGAAGAAAAATACGATGTGATGGAAGTAGACAGCGACATGCCAGTCGAAGAACTGTCCCAAGACGTGCTCGAACTGCTCTCCTGAGCCCTATACTGATTACATCAGCAAAGGACACCACTCCATGATCTCGATGCCTAACCCCACCGCCACCCGCCAAGAGTTCTCTCAGTTCTGTGCTGAGCGTGATGCTCGCAACACTATCCACCTCAACATTGTGAAGTATGGTCTGATGCTGTGTGATGCTCTCCAGCAGACTGCTCCTGACGGTTATTTCTACTCTCTGGACTCTTCTGGTCGCAAGTATCACAAAGTCTTCATGTATATTGGTGATCGCCGCGATAGCATCCACGCTTTCATCGACAAGAAGACTGGTGAAGTTTTCAAACCTGCTAGCATCAAAGCGCCTGCCAAGGGTGCTCGCTACAACGTTCTCTCTATCTCCTCTCGTGAAGAGATGCTTGAGCGTTGTGACTGGGCTGGTGGTTATCTCTACATGCGTTGACATTCCGCATCATACATAGTACACTGTAATTCGTTCGCTTTCACTCCCATGTTCTACCTCGTTGCTGCTGGTAATGCCTACGCGATGGATCATTCTAGTGATACCATGTACGGCATGACCTGCTATGATGATCAAACTGTCGATCTTGACGATTGCTATGACATCGCTTATGATGCTGTTGATGAGGACGAGCAAGAATACCTTGCTCATGTCGCCTATCATCTGCAACAGATTGCTAAACTGACTGAAGAACACCGTCAACTCAACGAGGTATTTGTTAAATGAACATGTTACAAGATTACATCCGCGAGTTCATCAATCCGTATCCTAGTCGATACACTCGTGGTGCGTGGGAGATTCGTGTGCTCCCGCATGAAGATCTAGATTACGACGGCATTCAAAAGTTCTGGCGTCTCTTCAAGAAGTTTCCTAACGATTTTGCCGCTGCTGCTGTCTCTCTACTCCCTGAAGATGTAGAATTCATTCAGTACGACCACCTCAACAACGTTCTCTTCGCTAACAAACTATGAGTACCGACACCCAGCGTCTTTCCTACCAGCGTGATCTTGTCTATGATTACTGCTGTGAGCGTTTCAAGGAACTGATGCAACTGGAAGATCATGAGTCTGCTCTCGCTCTCGCTGATGAGTTCTATGAGTGGTTAGATCCCGAGCAAATGGAACAAGAAGAAACCCTGTACTACAATGAAGAAGAACTCCTCGAACTCTACGCCCAACGATGCTCTGAGCGATGAACTGAAGCATTTGATCCTCAGCTATATGGAAGCATGTAATGCTGAGGACTATGCTAAGGCAGACACTATCATTCATTTGATACAGAAGTACAATGCAAGTCACGATTGAATTAGGTGCAGATCTCCAACTAGAGTATCAATCATGGTTGGATGTGAAGGAGTCGCTCGGTATTGAGCGCACAATCAACAATTTCCTTTATTACACATACAACTATGGTACGTTCGCTAATCCCCGTAATCCTGACGACAATGAGCCTAGCACTGAGTAGTTTTGCTCTAGCAGGTGAAGAGAAGATCAAGAAAGGATTCTACTCTTATGATGCCATGGGGTGTATGTTGCTCCGTGAGTGTAAGGATGGTGTGGAAGAAGTAAACTCTATGATGGATGTCTCATCTAATTACAAGAACATGGAGGCATTCACATCACAGGCACAGGAGTTCAATAACATGCTCTCCAGTCTGAATACCATTGGTGTGAAAGTATTCCTTGCTGATGAGAAGTATTTCCCTGTAGGACATCGTGGTGTGTATCACACTGTAAGCAACAATTTCTTCCTCAACAAGGCATACATGGGTCGTCCATCTACACTCATGTCAGTAATGAGGCATGAGGGATGGCACGCAGCACAAGATTGTATGGCAGGTAGCATCAAGAATAGTATGATTGCTATTATCATGCCAGAGGAGAAAGTTCCGCCCCTATGGCGTGAAATGACAGAGCGTACATATCCTGCTTCCGCAGTGCCATGGGAGGCAGAAGCGACATGGGCTGGTAAGACTGAAGGCATGACTATGAAAGCATTAGAGTCATGTGCTAGGGGGACAATGTGGACGGATTATGAACCGACCCCACTGACACGCAAGTGGTTAGAAGAGGAGGGATTTATCAAATGATTGAGGTAACTGAGAATGACGACAAAACGTTCACCATCTCGTGGGACGAAAACGACCCAGAAGAAAGCATCTTCAACGACTTCAAAGAGGAAGACTTCATCAACCTCATCCAAAACTACCTCAACACTCTCCAAGAATCTGGAGAAGTTGACATCAACCAAGTCACGGAAGCAATCAACAACATCAACGACCACATCGAAGAAGAAATCATCGCCGTCTGCGAAGAAACCTTCGGTAAAGAGTGCTACGAAGTCAAAGACCCAGACAACTGGTACGAAGCGAAAGCCCAGGCAATCGAAGAATACATCAGAGATCAAGATGCAGAACAGCAGAAAGATCGAACTCTTCCCCCACCTGACAACTTTCCCCTATTTCCTTGAAGATCTAACTGAAAAGAAAAAATGTTGGTTTACTTGTTATGAACATGCCGTCAAATACATCGAACGATACAACCCCCAATACAAACTATATTGTTACAGTGGAAGGCAATGAAGAGGAATGTTTTCTCCCTCTTCCTGATGATCTATTAGATCAACTTGACTGGCATGATGGTGACGTGTTGGAATGGATTATAAATGATGATAACACCATTACGATCAGGAAGGAACAATGAACCAACGTCAATGGCAAGAGGTAGAGGCAATTGTCCGTAAAGAACGAGAACGAGCATTACAACAAATGAATACACCCAGATACAATGAACTAGGAGAGATTCTTGATCATTTGTATGACCCTGCTCATTGTGAACCATCAGCATTAGCATGTAAAGATCACCTCACTGATGAATAACAATGTTGAGCACTGTCTTTATCTTCTCCTTTATTATATTATTAACTGTTACACTTGAATCAACGTGGCCTATCAAAAACAACAAATTGTAGATGCTCTACAGCGAGAGTATGAGTATCTCTGTCATGATGACTTTGATCCAGATGAGGATCTTACCTTAGAAGAGCATCTTGACATGCTTAATAAGATGACTTATGATGAACTGGTAGAAGAGACATCCACTGATGATATCTTCACCCTTGATGACTTTATGGAGGCATACGGATGACTTACAACGCTGAACTGACATTCAAATTTGATGCTACCTACACTCATGATTATACTAGTGGATTTGGTTCTACTGTTGTTGATGACTTTATCCCAGAAGAGCATTTCGTCATCACAGCACCTGCTGCTGATCTTAACTCCACACAGTATTTCAAACTGTTTGAGAAGTTCCTGCTCTGTGTAGGTATGTCTCCCAGTTCTATTCGTTCTGGTGCTATGTCATTGGTCTTCAATGATTATGTGGATGAGAAAGAACAGCGTAAGGTCTGTAAAGAGTATGAGATCACGATGGATGAAGACCTTGAAGATAAGTTCAAGGAGTGGAAAGAGCGTGACGCACAATGGGCCCAGATGAATGCTCACTACAAAGAGAATGTTGTGAGTGAACCCAAGATCAAAGGTGATTGGGTAGATAGTGCTGATGGAGTAGCATAATGAAACTCATTCAATTCGGTATCCGTGAAGATTATGGTAAGGAGTATTATATGATGATCCTTACTACAAAGAACTATTCTCTACTTCAGATGTCATTTGATGTTGGTGAGTATGGTAATTGGATTGAGTTTCCTTATCTCCAAATCACGGTAGGAAATGGTAGACTATTCTCATTCCTACTTTCTATTGGTAAGTTAGGTTTTACATTTGACATTGCTGGTCGTAACTGGAGTGATGAACTGTTTTATGCCTTAAGAGATTACATGGAGTTGAAAGGTGATTGAAGTATTTGGAGATGTTGATGACTAACCGCAACTTTACCAAAGAGCTCCTATACACATATTATAATGATATGGAAGGTGGAGACGATGTTGAA